CCCAAATTTTGTTATAATACAAATTTTTCACAAAAACCCGATGAACAAATGAACACATCATAAAGCTATCATCTTTTCCATCAGATCCACAAATCTCACAAACTGCACTTTGCTGAATGTGGTCTTGCTCATCACATACTTTGCAATAATTTCACCTCTCCTTCTGGCCTTGTTTTTCTTAGATCTGCTCATATTAGAGTAGTTTCTTTTCCTCATTAATGTGCAACTCTGTTTCACACAGCCATGAAGTGCATCACTGTAATGATTGTCAAACTTTTCAGAATCAAAAGATCCCTCAACCACAAAAGTTAATGTCCTGTTTTGAAGCTTGAGTGGTTGAATGAACATGTAAATGATGCCTGCACTTGCATTCTCGTACTCATTCGTCTTGGGAGTTGGGTCAATATATGCCATAAAATCATACACTTTCACCATCTCATCCAGAATCCATGATTCTTTAATTCCATGCTTGAGAATTCTGGAGAAGAGCAGATAGCCATCTGTGCAGTCTTTGAGGGGTCGAAATTCTTCACTTTTGTGATCATCATCACTCAGGTCAGCCTCTTCATAGTCATCCTCACTATCTGTCTCACTATCCTCAGATTCTTCACCTTCATCACTCTCTTCTTCAATGTCACTCAGATCTTGTTCACCGGAGACAGAGGCGGCATCTGAAGGATTCACTGATGATGAGATGTCATGAGAAGCCTCTTCTCCTTCATGTGAATGTGGGACAAACTCATCATTTGTGTCTGCTGTGCTTTCTGTGCCTTCTGATGAAGATAACTGGGCAGTCTGATAAGTGTTGTGCGTCCTCTTCAGGTATTCCAGCTCTCTCTTTGCATTCTTGAGCATCAGGAACATTTTGGTGCATGTTGGGATAGGTCCCTGAGTGCTATGAGCAAACAAGCTGTAGTACCAAGTGGACAGATTAGGCATAATTAGATAAAACCTGACTTGATCAGTGGAGAACATTTTTTGAGCTTTCTTCCTGAGTCCACCGGATTGGAAATAGCCAAACCATTCTGAAGCAGAGATCTGGCTGGCAATCATGTCTGCACTTATGAGGCTTCCAACATCATCAGTTTCAGCATGAGACATGGCTTTAAACATGTCATCAATTTCATGTTGCGCAAGGGAGTCATAGTTCAGACTGAGCAATGTTCTCACGCAATTTAGGTATTTGTATCTCAAATGATCATTTGGCGACATGCCAACCGCAAAGTTGTACATGTGTTTGATTACTTCGCATCTTTCCATTCGGCTCTTGTAAGCTTCGGTTTTGTCCTCATTGAAGATGGATTCTCTAGATCCTGTGGCAGACTTTGACACAGAGACCAATTCTTCATCAATTGCACTCAATCCAAACTTGCTTGTTGCTCCACTCTGTCTTGCAATTCTTTCCTTTAATTGTGAGGACACATCGACATGGAAAACCTCGGACATCTCAGGCACTATCATGTCATGATTCATATGAAGAATTGCAAGGATGTTTTGGAACATTTGGACACTTGCTGATGTGTACCAACTTGGGTAGTGAATGATGCAGAACTTCCTCACATTTAAGAGACTCTCCATGGCGAATTTGTCTTTGATATTTTTCAACTGGGTCCTCAGTTTGTCAATTTGACTGGACATTCGACCTTTTGAGGAGGAGTCAATCTCTGCTAAAGTTGAGATATTTTCTTCCAGAGACATAGAAATGCTGTCCATTTGATCCGCACACTTGTTGGATGGATATGTTATGATCAGTTTCTTTGCAGTGTTTGTGATGGCACAGTACTCTGCCACTCCAGGGTCACTAGTGGTTGAGAATCCAGAATGGAAATTATGGTCATAGTACACCATTATGCTGCTGTTTGAACCAGATGCATTTGCACTTTGATAGACCTTCACATAATTGTCAGTGCATAAAAAGAAGATTTCAGTGAATCTGTTCTCAATGACAGATTTGATTTTGGAGTACACCATTGGAGCGTTCTGCTTGACAGAATCAGGGCTCAACATCCTGAACAATTTGACTGGTATGCTGAAATTAGCATGTGTTTCTCTAATCAAGTGAGTCGACATTGCCATTGTCAAATTCTGAAGAAATTTGTCATCCCGACAATTGCAGACAATCAGCTGCATTTTGTGCAGAGAAATCACAGTTGCTGCATGTGATCTCTCGAGGTAGGTCATCACTCTGTAATTGTTAATCTCCTGCATTTTCACCTCTCCAGACAGTCTAAACACCCAATTGTGCAGAATTTTGCATGATTGAGCATCTCCCATTGCAGCCAGACACGACAAAGCCCTCTTTCTAGTTACAGTGGGCGTGTTTTCTCCTTGTGAAATGCTCGTCAGAATGTCTTTCACAGTCTTAACTCCAGACGAAGTGACTCGTTGATTCTCCAACAGGGCATGAAGGGCTCTTTTTTTGCCTAAATCATTTATTAGAAGATTTTGTATGAGTCCCATTGTGCAAATCACATCATACATCGTCACTTCACTTGTGTTAGGCTTTGTTATAGCAATTGGCGAATCAGTGTCCAACCTGTAATTCCCAATTATAGATTTTGCCATAAATTCTTTGACAGCACTGGAAGATCCTTTTTGTCTGAGAATGGGACCGTATATATCCACTTTTTTGGGAAGTCTGGAGGATAGTATGGTCTGAATGTATCTTATGTCACTTGTAGGATCATAATCCTCAGGAATTTCTTTGGAGTTTGATAGCCATTTTGATATTCTTGCATGCCACTCTGGAGCAAGTTTGATCATCATCATCTTATCAGCCCTCAGATTCGCAGCATCCAATTGACCTGGGATCATGGACTGATTGAGTTCCTTCTCAGCAAAGGTATAGAGAATCACTGCAGCTGGTGGGTTTTGAACACATTCCCTTGCCTCAATGCAATCAAGTGTGAAACGCCCAAATATTTCGGTGAATTCTGCAGACACCCGATGAGGATATTGAGATTCAATATTTCTGAGAGATTGATGTAGAGTGGTTCGAGCTGATCTCATAATGCCCTCAAGATCTGACAGCATTGCCAATTTCTCATTGTCTGGCTCAGTGTTCAAGAGGGACATGACAGTTTGTCGGAATGTCCAATTATTAACACCAGCCGCATTCTCAGGCTTGTTCAGAGATAATGGAGAGAAGTAATTTCCTTTGTATGTCTGATTGAAGAAAGATATAGCCTTCAGATTGTTGACATCTGCAAGAGAGTATCTCAATTTGTCACTGTTAAGGATCTGGTAAAACTTGTGGAGGTCAATTTCTGTGTCAACAGGCACTAAGCTAGATGCCACAATATTGAAAATAATCCTCTCCTTGTCCTCGCCTGGTGTCATCTGACTCTCAATTTGCCTCTTGATCACCTTGATACTCCTTAATACCTGCTTGAGATCGGAGTGATTTGGTTCAATATGACTCAGGGAAAAGCTTGATTCAGATCTGTACTTAAGTTTGTCATAAGCCCCAGCTGCAGTTTCAGCAGTTACAGTAAGAGAGTTCACTATTCCTGACAAGTTCGCATCTTGTTTGATCAACAGATTGACATCAGAAATCTCGGAAAAGGATGGACTGGTGCACAGCAAATCGGAGATCATGAAAAATTTAATACCTCCAAGACATGAAGGAAAGCTGAGCTGTTTCAGATGGACACGATTTCTGCCTCTCACATATTTGGCATTTGGAACTTGATACTTCGGTAAAGCTCTCGGAATTGAGCAATTTGCATACATGGTCTCAATATTGACATCAAAATTTTCAAGGTGTGAGGGCAATGTTCTTGATTCTTGTGATGTCTTGAAGCGTTTCTTGGTGTACAGCATCATTGATCTATGAGCAGAGAGTGTGTTATGTCTGAGCTGCATCAACAGGTTGTTCAAAAAAGGTGCACCATTATGTAGAGCTTGTTGACACATTGCAAAAGTGCTGTTAGAACAGTCTGTTAAGTCAAACACTTTGGGCAACATCATCTGGGAGCTCAGGTATTTGTATGTAGCAAGTGTGTTTGCCGAATCTATACAGAAATTGGAATTGAACTCAAACACATCTTTGCAATAAGACGACTTGGGTGACACTTTCCATCCAAAGAGGGTTTTAAGGGTCTGACTACAAGTCAGTTCAAATCTCAACTCTTCATTCACTCTTTGTTTAAAATCAAGTATCTCTGAATGTGGTCTCAGTGTGATAAAGGTGAACTCATCATCAGAGCCTTGAGTAGTCTCCAATTGGATGTGCCAACCTCTTTCATTCTCAATCTCAGTGATCAGATCCTGCATGAAACCGTGAGCAGTCATTGCATTATGGGAAGATTCAAAATGTCTGATACCCTGAACAAAATTGTTCATCTGGTACCAATAAGCTTGGTCTCTCAATACATAGTCTCGTCGCAGTCTGTCCACATGCTCATTGATTCCTTCTTTGTAATTCACATCACAAAGGTTTTGGTATATGTCAGTTGGGATTTCAATTCTTTTTACAGAGCTCCTGATGTTAGAGATGTCAATAAATCTCTCATGCTCTCCCAACATTTCTTTAAAATGATAAAGAAGATATCTCATGTTAGTTAGTGCGATGTACAAATTTGACCACTGACTGTGATCAATGTTACAACCCATGCTTTCAATTTGAACACCATCTTTCTGCTGATTTATGACTTCAAGTCGAGATCTGTTTGCATCTTCAATCTTGGCAGTTTTTGCCCACTTGTGAGTCAGAGACTCTACTAACCTTTTCGAACTCCAAAATTTGCATAATGCCTCACAAATTCTTTCTGACATGTGGTTTACAAATTTGGTATAAATGGTCTGAACTCCTAGTTCTCTCTCTCCTCCTCGCTGTTCTTTCACTGCTATTCCATAATAGTCCATGTGATTCATCACAAGATATCTTTCACAGAGGTTCTGAATGCGTGCTTCAAATAGGCTGGAGTCTTCTCCTAATTCTGAACTCATCTCAGCCAGCATCAGTACTACCTTGGATCTGATGCTCTTGGGAATTTCCCATGATTTTCCTCGATGCTCTTGTCTCATCACAGCTCCAATAGGATGATCTCTCAACCTCTTTATATCAGACATCACGACTGAAGATGGTTCCTCCCAGTCTCTCAAATCTGTGGATCTCATCAATGACACAAGTGCTGTGCGAATCACATCTTGATCACGAACAAATCCAGCATGACTTTTAAGAATCTCAGCCCAGGGAATGCCATTCATTACTTCAGATTTGACAAGATTTGCAATTAAACAAAGATAGTCATTAGGCCATGTTAGAACTGCTCTAACAAGATTTGCATCATTTCTGTCCTCTTGTGAATGCTGTTCTGAGGATGTTAAGAGATCTTTCAGAGAAGACACATTCAATCTTTTGCTTCTTCCTACTGTTGCACACGTGGCAATCAAAAGAAGAGCAGAGTATTTTGTCTTGAATCGTGAGGCAACATCACTTAATCGTTGTGCCGCATGAGTTATTTCCTTTTCTCTATTGAGATAGCTCCTCTTCTTTGAGTCTTCAACGATATTGGACATACCCATCATTGCTGTTCTGAAGCTCTCAGCATGCATCTTGAATTGGGCCAGTTCTTTGTCAACATTTTGAAGCAGGCTGACTGGGTACATCTCATCAATGCTTTGAGGCAGTTCACTAATGACTTCTTTATGTTCATTCACAACACTGTCATGTTCTGCTGGCGTTCTGCACTTCCGTATTTGTCTTGCACCTTCATTCTTGACTTTGGCACAACCCTTGATGAAATGTACAACACATGATCTCAGAGATGAGTCTGTGTACCACTCAGTTAGTCTCTGTGAGTTCAAAAGATTTTTGATTTGTTCTGTGGAATTAAGTTTTGTTTGCCCTTCAAGCGTAGCTTCCAGCAATTTGGTCTCACCTGCTGATAATTCGCCAAGGATTTCAGTGCATGTCTTTTTCGTTATGACAATGTCTTTCTTTTTAGCATTCAATGTTTGTGCAGTTCTGATCACTGCCTTCTTTCGGATCGCCTCTCTTACAGCATCAACAGGTATCACATTGACATCTCTTTTAATCACAGATGAGGGAGCAGCCATCACAGAAATACCAATTCCAATCTTCTCAACCTTGCTCCTCCAGTCCTTGTTAGTATCTGACAGAATGTTTTTCGAAGACATTCTACTCGCCTCTATACAGAGAGATGCACTTGATGCTGAGCTTCTGCTTTTGTTCTCAATGACCCTTCTTATATGAGTTCGGAATTCCTCATCATTTAGGTGAAGATCAAGACCAAGTGTCATGTCAACTCCTTCTTTGGTTTGCATTGCATCAAAAGTCTTGTAAGTGGACTCAAGGGCTTTATCTATCACTTTTTCCATTCCTGCTTTTTGAGGTAACACTTTGATGGATGCGTTATGTTCAATGTAAATCTCACTTAACACTGATTTCTTAGATAGAAAACTGTTGGTCATCAAGTATGATGGATAAGAATTTTTGTCCATATCTTTCCATCTGACCCATCTCATTACTGAGTCTCTCATCCTCTGTCTTACCCAGTAATGGAGGGTTCTTCTGATTGGAACAGACATTTTCTTTCCCAGTGCAGCAGGGTCCATAATCTCACCCATCAATGTCATCACCAGGTATCTGTAGTTTTGTGTCAGAATGTTCATATTTTTGTTGTTATCAAGGGATAGCAGATTAAGTACTGACCATGCATCAGACATAGCTGTTTTCAACTCATCGGGTCTCTCAAAAAGAGACTCATACTGACAGATCAG